GTATTTGTAAAAATTTGACTACCCGAATATCCTGAACCTGTTATCCATGTACCTCCTCCAGCAACAATAGTAGCACCTGCTGACGTATTTTTACTATGTGCAGATCCAGTGTTCCATTTTATTGTATTTTGTACTATAGAATCTCCCTTTCTGCCGCCCCATGATGCTCCAATTTTAGTCTCCGGAGTATCACTATAAGTTCCGCCTCCATTATCCCATGATTCAGAAACTGGATAAGCTTCTAATTTATATGTCTGTAATAAATCAGACGCATCTGCGGCATGTAAATTCAAATATACTGATGCAGATGAATAGATTGAATTTATATTAGGTATATCACCTGATACAATCGATTGTGATAGTGCAGTTATCTCAGTCCCAAAATCAATTAAGATTCTAGAATTATATGTATCGGCTAGTATAACACCTGATAAACGAGATCCGGATGCTGTTTTTGTGAGTTCTAATATTTCATCAACACCAGCGTTTCTATCAGCATATCTTTCATATAATGTTGTATCTCGTTCTGCGTAAAATATTCTTTTCATAATTTATCCCTATGGCTTAACAGCTTTTCCTTTAATATCTGCATTAGGATATTTTATTTCAAATATACTCGGATCTAATGATGGATATAAAATATTATTCTTTATAGCACCTGAGATACTATATTCATTTCCAGAATAGCCTTTACTTGTTTTATGTAAATTAACAAATTCAAATGTCGGTATACTCTGAACTCCTTCCAGACTATCTAAATCAGATATAATAGATGATATATTTAATGGTCCATTAATTTGCATTCTGTCTTGATGTAATAATGTTTTTAGTCTATCGATACATTTCAATACTATTTCATTTGAATTGTTATTCGGTTTAGGAATAACTTCAAATTCTACCCCTAAATTTATAACAAATGCTGCCTTAATATTAATAGCATCTGTTAACATTCTGTATTGGGATAAATATGTTCTTAAGTTTTCTAATAATGCTTGATTTGCACTAGTAAAACAATTATTTACATCTTGAGCCAAAACATATAAATTTAAAGCATATGGATTAGATATAGTCTCTGCCGGATATGTCTTATCTGAAGTATTGATTTGTGTATCGCCTACAATATATGCTTTAGATATTGTCCCAAATCTTCCTGGCATAGAATATACACGAGCAATATAATCTTCTCTTGTTATTGCTCTACTCTGTGCTGCAAACTGTGCTATTGCATTTTGTCTAATCGAATCTAAATTTTGTTTTGATCGAGCACCTTGGGCTGATTCATTATTTATCACTGCTAAAGTTTCTTTAGTAGAAGTTAAATCTACAGTACCTGTTTCATTAAGATATGATACATTATCTATATTAACTATAGAACTAACACCAACATTTTCTTCTACTGATCCACCAAATGAATACTTGATGGTCAATGTTGTGCTTGACGGCGCAATACCATATGTACTAGTATATAAAAAGTTAGATGGATCGACATTTGACGTTGTAGTACGTCGTAAATATTCTAAACCATGTCCGACATTTTTAGGATTAGGAATGATTTCTTCATCCGCATCAGAACTAACACCAGAGCCAAATAATAACTCAACTCTACTATCATCACGCACTCTAGAAACAAATCTTCTAGCTGTTTTTCTTAATTTTAATATATATGGTACTGTCGATCTATATGCCGATAATTCTGGATCATTAAATGGTATATTTGCTATATCTTCAAATATAGTATCTTGTGCTAAATAATCTGTTTCATGCCATTTATTACCCGCGCTATCTATACAAGAAATAACATCTATAATATTTGTATCCGGTAATACAATTTTATCATACGGTTTAGGATCTGTAAAAGAAAACTCTCCAGTTTTAATTTGACCCGATATTACTTTAACTTGTTTTTTAAGTAAGTATCTAGAAACATTTCCACTCCCGTCAATTTCATAAACTGTTACTTCCGGGTCTTGGTTGAAATCAACAGATTCTTCTGTATGGAATACTATACCATCGTCCGTAGAAACTTCCATTCCGGATGCTATTGTTAATGCATATTCCATATCCGGTACTGCAGATGCGCCAGACCCATTAGCAGGAACTAATTGAAATAAATCTATAGTACATGTTGCTGGAGCATTTAGCCTTGGCTTGTATCCAAATAATTGTGATAACATTAATATGTTAGAAGATTCTTCTGCAGAAGCTAACATCGACTCTTTAAATGATGAATCTGTATAATATGATAATACATCTCCTACATATGACGCCATTTCCATAAACATCATACCAGGAGAAGATTCGTTAAAATCTTGGTATGTGTCCGGAAAATAATTTTTTGCAAAGTTTATTAAATTTTGTCTAAACTGTGCAAAGTCTTTATTTAAGTATTTTACATCTTTCTTAATTAAGTCTGCCATAATTCAACCTTTCTCTTTTATTCTTTTTAATAAGCTCCACCTAGCCCGGCACTAAAAGCCGTATCAGATCCAAATGTTCCAACTTGTTGTAAAGATGTATCTTCTACAACTTCGGTTATTTGAAAACTATTTTCATTAGCTAAAATGTTAATTACTACATTTGCCCCAACCGAATCAATAAGAAACGATAATTTAATGTTTAATGAATGCATATCATCTGACGAACTTATATCTATATTCGATAACTTTACATATGGCAACCATAATTTAATATCCTCATCCATAGTTTCTTGTAATGCTTCACGGATATCTTCTGTATTATTATCAAATAAAACTTTCTTAACATTTGTTCCAAAATTTGGCTGCATATATCTTTCACCCTTTTGAGTTAATATCAAATTCTTAAGATTAGTTATAACAGCTTCTTGTGTTGAATATGAAGACTCAAATACACCTTTACCTGTAGTTGCAGATGCCGAATATTCAGAATTGACTGCCTTTCCTTTTGCTGACCTATTTAATGGTAACAAAATTCCTATAGCTTGATCTTTACTATCTACTGGTTTATATTGATATATTGGTCTAGCCATTTATTAGATGCCCTTCTTTTTATTGATTGCTTTCATTAATGCCGAATAATCTTTAGTCATATTATCAACTGTTTTAGCAACTTCTTTATTACTCATATCAATAGCTTCACCATTAATTCCTGTTGTGGCTAATGGCTGTGGTCCTGAACTAGGCATTCCCATTGCTTGTGCCATTTCTGATCTAAAATTCATAGTAGTCCACTCTCCAGCTTCTGGTGCTGTCGGCGTTGCTGCAGTTTGATTTAACATTTCATTTAATATAGGATCTTTTACAAATTGTTTTTTTGTAACCGATTGTTTAGGAGTGTTATCTAATGATACTACATCTTGAAGACTAATATCATGGTTCTTGATTTTCACTTCATTTAAGATAGGTTTTAGTTCTGCTTTAATAACGCTACGAACTTCCTCCCTAATTACCTTACGTAATAACTTTACGAATCCTTCTGTTTTCATAGTAAATTCCCTTTTTAATAAATATGTTTAAAGTGGTATTTAGGCTAGGTTTACTACTCGGCTTGAGACATTCGATCGAAGAAATCTTGTTGTTCAGGCCCGGGTTCGCCATTATCCGCTTCCCAATTGGCAATATTGGATGCTGTCTCATCTTGTTTAGCAGCCTTCGCCATTATAGCGTCATTTTTACTGCTATCCATCTCATCACGAACTGCTCCAGGTAATATTGGAATATTCCATGTTGGTATTGTAATACTTAAAGGAGTAAAGATTGACTTACCTAATGTATAATTGATTAATATTGCATTCGACAATAATCTTGCAATATCATCTACAGTTCCATTATTATTCTTTACAAAATCAAATAACTTTTGTAGACCAAATATAGGTGGAGGTGCTATACCAGTAAATGCAAATGGAGACATGCCTGATGCATTAAAAGATGCAAACGTATTAATTGCATCTTCAATTCCTTTAGTCTTACCAAATGGTGGTGCAGAATCATATGCAGCAGCTGCCGGTGCTTTGCCTGTAAATATTCCTAATGTCGGAGGTAATATTCCTTTTGAAAAATTAGATAATGCATTAGCCAACTTTATACCGGATAAGGGGTCATCAGGACTACCTAATATTCCTTTTAGCTCTGACTGTAATGGCCTTCTTTTAGGACTTAATGGCATTATTGTTCCATCTTTTTAATTGCCGATTTAATTTGTTCAATTTTCGATCTTATTTGTTTTGTAGTCATTGAATTTGATACAGATTTACCTTTTGAAGCAACAAAAGCTCCAGCATTCATTGGAGGACCACTAGGACCAACTCCTGTTGGGTGTATTGATGTTGCATTTGATTGAGCAACCTTACCTATTTCTTTATGTGCTGCTTCGAGATTTTTGTTTTGTTTTATAACCTCTTCGATTAATTTTAACATCTGTGTGAAAAATTCATCCATATCAGTTTGCCATTTAGGTGTAGCAATTTTAACATCTTTCTTAGCAATTAATAATATCTCATCTTTACGTGCATTAAATACTAATCTATCTGAACCTATTATAACTTGTGGTTTATCATATACATTTAATTTTTTAACTTTTGCTCCTATTTTCTTTTGAGCAGTTTTGAACTTATTGAATTTTTGAGATGATGTTAAATATATAAATGCAGAATCGTCGTCAGGATTTTCTATAGAATAATATTTATCAACACTTCTTCCTGTTCTTGCATCTTTAACACCACATGTTAATGATACAATAGGATCTCCTTTTTTTGTTCCGGTCCAAAATGGCTTCTTTTTGTAATATAATAATTCAGCTGGTAAATGTGTAGACGAAAATCTTAAAATACTACCAAATCTATCCGGATGATTTGTATCTCCTTGGAAAGGTTGTATGTAAGTTATATCCTGTTCTTTGAAGCTTAACTGTTTTGGCTTCATCCCTTGACCGGTCTTAACAATTGGGTCAGGAGTATAACTTCCTTCTGCAGTTGCCATATCTTGCAAGAACGGTAAGATAGAATTGTTTACATTTCCATGTGTATTAACTACTTGTGTATAGTACCATTTATTTTGACCTCTCGCGGTAGCTTTACCATCAGGCTGACTAATACATAGTACTTGTTCACCATATAACGGTATAGGCATTCGATTAGGATCTGCAGGAAATGCATAATCTTCTTTAGCTGCAGCTCCGGCCATTCTTATACGGATCGTGCCTTGAGGAAGATCTAATCCACTAGTTATATTTTTAGTCTTCTTGTACTGGGTCGGTAACCAAGTCTGTACTACTTGTGCTACCTCGAACTTCGCTTGTGCCATTTGATTCCGGTTTTAATTTTTCAATTTCAGCTTCTGCTTCTTCTAATAATCGAGCTCTTTCTTCTTCAGTCAATCCAAATTCATTTCCATCATCATCTTTACCTGACGCAGAAACAAGTCTTTGACAGACCGCAGCTAGTTTAACTAGAGCATCATCATTCTTAACAGATACTTCTAAATAGTCTTTAATCATAGGAACTATGACAGTAGCATCGCCCGTATTTTTTATCATTGGTTCAAGACTCTTAATCAATGAATCAATTTGTCTAGATTTCTTTTTTGAGTTGTGATAAATATCACGCATCAAGTCTGAAAAATTAGTACCTTTAAATAATTCGAATTCTGTACTCATATTAGCCCTTTAATATAAATATAAAGGACTATTACTTTAGATCAGGTAGATTATATGCATTAACGATATGACCAGATTTAGCATATACTTGATACATTTTAGCATAATCTCTTTTCATTACATTAATTACTTTAGTAATATTTTGAGTCTTTAATTGAGTTCTTTCTCTTATAAGAATATAAAGAGCTTTTTTATTAAAGTTTTCTATATTATCTCTCATACGAAATAATTCTAATATTGTATCGGCTACAATTATATCTCGTTTATTTGTGAATATTGTATTAAGATTATCATCATACCAATTACACCATTGATTTGTAAAATCTCTTAAAGATTCTTGATGATCTGATAACGACACTTCTCCTTGGATATTTCTATTTTCATCAACAGCTGTTAAGTCAGACCGTTGTTTCATTTTAGCATAATTAGCATTGTTCTGAATAATAAGATAATTTTTTGCTACAATTGAAAAATATGAAAAGGCCTTTCCTTTTCCTTCCTTAAATTTTCCTATCTTCTCTGTTAAAAATGCAACTACTTCTGCTTTTATATCTTCATATGGAACATCAAAATAACTAAATCGAAATGTGTAATAAATATTTTCTACTAGTTTATTAAATGGATAATTAATATACTCTCTAAATACTTTATTTCTTTTTGCAAAAGAAGGTTCAAAATTATATGCAATAATAGCTTTATCTGTTATGTAAGTAAAGTATTGTTTTTTACTAGGCTTTCGGCCTCTACGTTTTTTAGGACCATTCTCTTCAATATCTTTCATTTCGGCAGCATGCCATATATAAAATTTATCTACTGGCGATTCGCCTTCTGCATATTCAATTTGTATTTCTTTTTCTTCTGCCATTAAAATCCTCTATTTAAGTCGTCGTATATTTCTTTAAGTTCTCTGAAAGCAAATCCCGTTTCATCATCAGATTCAAATGAACCCAATCTATCAATTTGTTTTAATTTGGAATTTGATTCACCAACCTGAGTTTTTAATTTTTGAAAGAATGTATAATATTCGGTATTTGAATTTTCTAATTCATCAATATACTCTGATTGTGTTTCTTGTTTACGTAACTGATTAATATTAACAAATAATGAAATTGCTAATACTGTTGATAATATTATTATTGTTGTTATCATATTATTTATCTCCAAATAAGTCTTTAAACATCTCTTGTGCATTAACTGATGCTGTACTATCTGATAATCCTTTTTTAGCATATTGTTTTTTAATCGGCGTAGATTGTACTGGCTTACCTTTATACCACATTTCAAATTCAATTCTAGCAGCCATTGCATCAGCTTGGTGCATAACATATCCTAAATTAGTTTTCAATTTAGAATCTGCTGTCCTTGACATAAAGTATGGTTTATTACTTTCATCATATAACCCATCTGTTAATTTTATACCTAGCATTTCGTTCCAAGTGATGCTAATGTTATAATGTTGCAATAACCATATTGATAGGTCATTTACGAGGCTAAAAGGGTTGTTAGGATTAATCTTATACATACGTCCTTGATTCTTTCTATGCCACTCAGAATCATTAGGAATATATACCTCATTACCTTCTCCAGGAAATCCCATCTTACCTATATCATGATTTAAAGCTACAAATAATAATTCTTCTTTTGTATATCCAGACATATCTGCACCCATCTCAGTCCATAATGAATGAACCTTTTGTGCACATTTAATGACCCTTAAAACATGGTCTACATAACCACCCTCAAATGCATTATGATAATGATCAAAACTAGATGCAGGTTGTACAGACATTCTACCTTCTAAATCTGTATACATTGCCTTTAAGTTATCTTTTCTTTCACCTGTAAAATTATTATCGATAACTTTAATAAGGTCTTCCCA